ATCGCAGGCCACGACATTTTGGGATTGCTCCATGAATGGGAAGGCTTGATTCGTCAAGAGCGAAATCTGACACCGCCAGCATTGCTTCCAAAGCCCTCATCCCTTGCAGCTGAAATTGACGATGCCATCAAGTTCGCTCAATCTCATCTTGCTTGGTCAGGAACACAAGATTGGATTAGCGACTTTGCCAATGAGTTGAAACAACTGCACTCAATGGGAATGGGCGCTGCAAAGATGTTCGTGCAACGCTCTCGCAAAATCGCCTGCCCTTCTGAGAAAAGCGATGGCACTCCATGTTCAAAATATCTTGCCATCAACAGTGATGATCCGTTGGCGATATTTCAATGCAGAAGTTGCGGCACTGCATGGACAACCCTTCGCCTAGTGGCAGTGGCTCTATCTGATACCACTCGCCAAGTCTGGCTCGATGCCGAAGCCATTGGCAATTGGATGGGAATGAGCGAGCGCCATGTTCACCGAATTGCAAAGGCCAATGGCGTTGCTCGCCGGGGTCAGCTCTACGATGTCAACGCCTTTCGCAATGCACGAAACTCCTGACTTGACAAATCATGTCCTCGTGTCGTGCTACGCTAACCGCGTTGGGATTTCATGTCGAAACACTCAGACATCCATCACAATCCACATCACAGAGTATTCTGCAACTATGAAACTCGAAGATGGCGCAAGCAAAGAAGACATTGAAGAAGCAATGTCTCATCTACGAGCAACGCAAAAAAACACACACAATTTGCGAATAGCGCAATGGTGTTCAGAGGAAATTGACAGACTACTCGATGCAAAGTTGGAGATGAAGCGATGACAACAGTGATCGCAATTCAACATCCCAATGGCGTGACAATGCTTGCAGATTCACAAATCAATTCAAGCGGTCAACCCTACTTTCATCCTGACATGGTGAAAATTGTTGTGCGTGGAAAATATCTCATCGGCGTTGCTGGTCGAGTAAATGCACTGCAAGCAATTCAAAACTCATGGACACCGCCAGCATTGGGCGCACATAAAGATTCTATTTACAACTTCATCATCACAAAAGTAATTCCATCACTGAAAACATTTGTTGATGATGCAAAGATATTCTCAGACAAAGAGCGCGATGATGATGATGACTTGTTCAGCATACTCATTGCAATCAAAGGCGAACTCTTTGAGATAGACCAAGACTATTCAGTCTCAAGGCGTGAAGATGGTGTATATGCAATTGGCTCAGGCGCAGGCTATGCACTCGGTGCATTGCTTGCCGGTGCTAGTGATATTGAAGCGATGAAGATAGCCGCCTGCCTTGATGTCAACACATCAGAACCATTCATCACATTGAGACAAGAAAGATAGTGCCCCTATTATCCTGCCTAGATTGTGGCATTCCCACCAAGCGTTCACGATGCGATAGATGCTTTGCAATCAGAGAAGAAAACAAACCTTCACGCAATAGAGGAACGACTGCTGCAAGAGGATACAATTCCGAATGGCAAAGAGTTCGATTGCAAGTTCTCAACAGAGATGCTTGGCGTTGTAACTATTGCGACAAGCAATTGATTGGAACTGATGCAACAGTTGATCATGTTGTTGCACTAGCAAATGGCGGTGCAAGGCTTGAAATGTCGAACCTAGTCTCAGCTTGTAGGCGATGCAACAGTTCTAAATCAGATAAATAACAAAGCGTGTGTCAATTTCTATTTTTTCTGATAGAAACACCATGACCCATCGCCCCCGTCTTTCTTTTCTCTCTGCGAAAATAGAAAACCCGACCCGACCAAAGGATTTACGCTTATGACTAAGGGCAGACCACCAAAGCCCGTTGAGGTCAAGCGTGCAACAGGCAATCCAGGTCAACGCAAACTTCCTGACCTTGCAGTTGTCACGCTCTTGCCAATGGCGCATGAGATTCCGGCACTGCCTGAAGGCTTAGGCGCTGACGGCGCTCGCTTCTGGGAACGCGCCTGGAGCCAAGCAATCACTTGGCTATCGCCTGACTCAGATCGCGAAGCCATTGAGAATGTGGCAAGGCTCGCCGATGCGTTGAGTGCATCTCGCAAAAAGTATTTGGCAACACTTGAAGCAGCCGATGGCCGCGCCTTTGTTCAAATCAACAAAGCATTTACCGATGGATTGACTTCACTTGGATTTGACCCAGTGTCGCGTTCACGACTTGGAGTAGCTGAAGTCAAAAAGATTTCCGCACTTGATGAATTGATTGCAAAGAGAGCCAACAGGTAAGCAATGGCAACAGGGGCGAAAAAGATTCAAGGCTTTCCACCGCGATGGCTGACTCAAGTTCCAGCAGCAGATTTGAAAAGAAGTCGCGGCAATGATGTCGTTGACTTTGCAGAAGCACTTTGCAAAATTACAAAAGATTCCATTGCCGGTCATGCTGGCGAGAAACTTGTCTTTCGACCTTGGCAAAGGGAATTGACGAAACAAATCTTTGCAGTCAAAGCCGATGGCACTTTTCGACATCGAGTTGGATTGGTCGGGCTTCCTCGCAAGAATGGAAAGTCTGCATGGCTATCAGCCGTTGCACTTGAATCACTTGTCCTTGGAACTGCTGGTGGCGAGATTTATTCTTGTGCAGCTGAAAAGGAACAGGCGAAAATTGTTTTTGGCACTGCCAAAGAAATGGTTCGACTTCAACCCGAACTTTCTGAATTGCTCCAAGTCTATAAGGATGCAATTTACAATCCGAAAACTGGAAGCGTCTATCGCGCACTTTCTAGCGAGAGTTTTTCCAAAGAAGGATTGAACCCGACACTCGTTGCATTTGACGAACTTCATGCACAACAAAACCGTGAACTCTTTGATGTCATGTCTCTTGCAATGGGTGCTCGCGTTGAACCAATGTTGATTGCAATCACAACTGCCGGAGTCAAAACAGATTCCAGTGGCAAGGATTCAATCTGCCATTCGCTTTATCAATACGGCAAGCGAGTTGCCCTTGGCGAAGTTGATGATCCAAGTTTCTTCTTTGCTTGGTGGGAAGCAAATGAATCTGACGATTACCGTTCAGAAAATGCCTGGCGTGATTCAAATCCTGGCTTTGATGACATCGTTGCAGCTGATGACTTTGCATCTGCAATCTTGAGAACGCCAGAGTCAGAGTTCAAGACTAAGCGCTTGAACATCTGGACTTCGACTTCTGATGCTTGGCTTCCTCACGGTGCATGGGATGCAATTGCCGATGACCATGAGATTGAAGATGGCTCAGATGTTGTCCTTGGCTTTGACGGCTCTTTCAATGGTGACTGCACCGCTATCGTTGCAATTTCAGTTGGCGAAGTTCCTCACATCATGCCAGTGGCAGTGTGGGAAAAGCCTGAAGAGGCAGGAGCCGATTGGCAAGTGCCAGTGTTGGAGGTTGAGGATGCAATTCGCAAAGCGGCAATTCGTTGGCAAGTTCTTGAAATTGCTTGTGATCCTTACCGTTGGGCTAGGACTTTTCAAGTATTGGAAGAAGAAAATCTCCCAGTCGTAACTTTCCCACAGACTGCATCTCGAATGACACCGGCAACAACAAGATTCTTTGAAGCCGTTGTCAATAAGCAAATCACTGCAATTCCTGACCCTCAATTGGCTCGACACATTGGCAATGCCACATTGCGAGTTGACCAGCGCGGTTCTAGGCTTGCAAAAGAAAAGCGCGGTTCGTCAAAGCGCATCGACTTAGCAGTTGCCTCAGTGATGGCGCTAGAGCGCGCCTATTGGTGGCATTCTCAAGGTGGAGTTCTTCCACAAATTTTCGACCCCTGGTCAGCTAGTAATCAAGAGGAGGTTCCAAGTGTCTGGTCTAATCACGACAATGATTGAAATCTTTGGCGCAATTCTCATCACAGTTGGAATCGGATTGATTCTTGGAGTTGGCGCAGCATTGATAACTGGGGGAATCCTAATTCTTACAGGCAGTTTTCTAGCAACACGAGCAGGAGTTGTTGAATGAGTATCTTCACACGCGGATTCACCGTAGGGCGTTACCCACAGTTCAACAACTATGTTTCACCATTGAGCCAACTCTATGGTCAGACATCAATGACATCGGCTGCTGGCGAGCGCATCGATGAATGGACTTCTTTAGGTGTCTCAGTTGTTCTCGGTTGCGTTGCCCTTCTTGCAGACTCAGTTGCTTCCATGCCACTTCGCGCTTATCGAATTGACAAAAGCGGTCAGCGAGTCATGATTGATTTGCCTGATGTATTGGCTGACCCTGACCCAGAATCAAACACTTATGAATTGATCCATCAGATGATGGCTTCAATGGCTTTGCATGGTAACTCTTACATCAAGATTGACCGCGATAGAACTGGTCAGATGATTGGCCTTGTACCATTGCATCCATATCAAATGCAGGTTTTGCCAACAGGTGACATGACAGGCCGCCGTTATTTACACTTAGGCAATGAAATGAACCGTGAGGATATTCTTCACCAACGCTGGTTCACTCCTCCACAATCTTTGGTCGGCATCTCGCCATTGAATCAGACTCGAAATCTTATCGGCCTTGCAATTGCAATGGATCGTCACTTGGCTCAGTTCTATGGAGAGGGCGCAAC